TCCTTCTGCAAGTACAGGACTTACTGAGAGAATACAGAGAGCGATGTAGTAGTAGAGTTTATTGTATAGTTTCTTGTAAAGTCTATTTGTTCTACTAAGCCTGCTGCTCTTGTTGTGGTTTCTAAGTTCCACGGTAGTGAAGTGTTAGTTACTGAAAATGTTGTAGCTGTGTCTGCTAAGTTTCCAGATGCAGTTACATTATTTCCTGACCACGTATTTACGGCAGCACCCCATACTTGGCGTTGCTCCGTCTCCACTATAGTTTGAGTGGTAGTGGTCGTTGAGTTCATCGACCCTGAAGTAAATTGTGGGGTCACTGTGTTGGCTCTAGCTATGCCGGGTGATAACAGAGCTAAAAGCAAGATTAATTTTTTCATGCTTTTGGTTTTTCTTTGTCTTTATTTTTACTATTACCATTGCCCGTAGACAGCCCGAAAGTTGCCAGCGCACCCGTAAAAATCGAGGCTACGAACGTGATATCGCCTGCTGTAGCTGACTTTTTGACCATAGGTAGTTCGACATAACTTAAGGTAATAATAAATCCTGACCAGATAACTACACCTAAACGCACTGCTGCGCCAAGTACTGCCATCTGTTCTTCATGGTCATCTACACCTTCTTTTAATCTTTTAAAGAAACTTTTTGGTTGTCCTTTGATCGGCTTATTTTCTTCCATGCTGTTTTTAGTATAGGTTTCATTGCAGTAACCGCCCATTTAAAAGCTGCTGTAGCTGTAAGGGTGGCTGCTACAGAGACAACCGCAGTTGTCCCAGCCGTTACTAAAATTTCGTTTTCCGGGACAGGCATTTTAAAATCTGTAAACGGTATGTCTACTTTTCTTATACCCGTTGCTTCCGGTTCATCTTTTGCCTCTGCCTGTACTCCTTCTGGAGCTTCTAGATCGCTAGGCGGTACCACCATAGGAATGTATGATGGTACGTCTGCGGTAGGTAAAGGTATAGATATTGTTTCTATTTTTTGTATTGGAGGTATTACTATATTGGGTATATTTATGCCCAAGTTAGAGCAACTCCATGTATTCTTGTATTTTTAGATGCACTTTGGTTTGCTGTAACAATTTTCCATTTTAACTGAGTACCTGATGGCACTGTTACGTTAACATCACCAACAATACGTTTGTTTGTACCCCAGTCTGAAAATCCATTGTAACCATCACTATTACCTTTATCTAAATCTAATGTAGTCCAGTTAGAACCATTGTCAGTACTAACGTAAGCTACCATATCTGTATCTAGATCAGTATTACCAGCAGCTTCTTCAATGTTTGCTATGAAGGAAACTCTAGTTGTGGCTGTAGATGCAGTAATTGTGTTGGATTGAAGTGACATATTACCACCTTCAATAGTGGTAGTAAAACCATTGTCTTGGTAACGAACAAGTGCGATTCCGTGTCCACCGTTTCCAGCAGCGTAAGTATGGCTTGCACCACCTCCACCACCGCCTGTGCCGTTAACACCTGACTCTGAATGGTTACTACCTTCGCCAGTACCGCCTTTACCGCCGCCGCCTTTACCGCCTTGGTACACGTTACCGCTATTGTTTCCAGAACCTCCGTCTCCACCAAAGTAACCTCCTCCACTTACTTGTTCACCAAATTGAGAGAAGTTTGTAAATTGTTGACCATCAGCACCAGTACCACTTTCGTTGTAGCTGTTACCAGCACCACCATTAGCTGTAGCACCAAATCCAGTTGTATTTTGTCCATTATTACTAACACTAGAAGTCCAACCTTCTCCACCACCACCTACTACTATTACATAGGTTTGGGCTGTAGCTGAAAAGTTAGTGTTATTTACTGTATCTCCACCTTCTCCACCACCACTATTTCCTGATTGGTTCCAACCATTATGTGTACTTTGTCCTCTTCCACCACCTCCAACAAGAAGGTACTCAAGAGTTCCAGTACCGGGAACTACAAAGTTATAGCTTGTCGTGCCATTGTATCCACCTGTATGACTAAATTGGTGGTATTTATAACCACTTACAGTAGTTATAGTTCCTCCTGTAGCATTACCTGTGCTAGTTGCAGACCCAGAATAGTAACCACTTGTTAAAAGTTCTCCTGTGCTGGCAGATGTATCTACACCTGTGTTATCTGTAAAAGTATCTACATACCCATTTGGAAGATTAAATTTAGCTTGAGAATGATCTGCTGCTCTATATAAAGCTAGTTGAGCTAAATTTCTTTCTATATTATCGACAGAAAGAGGAGCCCAACTTCCATCACCACGTAAAAAGTTAGCACTTGATGGTGTGCCTGACCCCATTCTAGCTACTGCTAAAGTTCCGCTATTAATGTTACTAGCATTAGTTGTATCAGTAGTTGCTGAAGCTGCTAACCCTGTAATTTTGTTAGTAGATATAGCTGCGCTGTCACTTATATCAACATTTGCAATAGTATTATTTAAAATTTTAGCAGAAGTAATACTACCATCTGCTACAGCTCCTGTAACATATAATATACCATTCATGGCTGGATGTGATGTGCATATATAATATAAAACATCTGGTGCGTCATGTGGTACTTCAAATATTATTGTAGAACCTCCAGCTCCGGCGTTATTTGTTACACCTGTATTGTATTCTGTGCCGCCTGCTCCGGCTACACTTTGTATACGAAACGGATGTGCTCCACTAGAGTTACCGTTTACAAATCTGTATGTTTTACCACGTGTTAGATACAAGGTAGGGTCATTGACCGCCCCGGTCAAGCCCTCTCCTGTAAATGTATAGTGATCTGAACCGCTTGCTCCTAGGGTATACGTGTGGTCTAGAGCATCGGCGTGTAGTTTACCAACTGTAACCTGACCATCTGCCAGATCAGCTGTTTGTACCTGACCATCTTTAATACCGCCGGTGCTTACTTGTGTTAGTGCCATTAGTCAGCCTCCTCTGCTGTATTTCCTTCTGCTACCCAAGCAAGGTACTCTTGGTAATCCCTGTTTGCTTCGTCAAATGGAATAAAAGCATTATCTTCTTTTCTCAAAATAGTATTTGTAACTATTTCATTAGTTAAAGGGTGTCTAAGTTTTTTGTAAGTAAAAGACATTATTACATCTCCGCATCATATTTAATTAAGGCACTGCCACCATCGTGAACATAAAGGTTACCTCCAGCATCAACTTGATTACTAGCATATAAAGCCACGGAGTCTTTCGCTAAATCTGAAAAATTAGGATTACCAGCATAACCAGTAGAACTAATAAAAGTGCCAGAGTGACTGCCAGTTGGTGCTGCTCTTTTTTCTACCATATAGAAATATTGAGTATAAGGATAACCATAATTGTTGCTGTATCTTCCAATCAAAAGTAATTTAGGTGTAAATTGTTCATAGTAGCGTTTACAAAGCTGAAGATCTTGTGCGTAGCTTTTATGATCGAAATCTGATGCTGAATCTCCTACTTCCAGTTGTACTCCTGTAAGTTCAAATGTTGCATTATTTGTTTCGTACCAATCATCATTAGATGTACCATAATCAGGCGCTCTATTTGACGAACTCCAAGTGCCCCATTGATTTAAAGTTAGACTTCCTGTATAGTCTGTGCCAAAAAAGAGACCAATAGCAAATTCTACTCCCATAGATACCCTATTCGATTCTGTATCAGTGTCAAATTGTATATTTGCTGCACCGGGCATTGTCTTTGTAATTTTTGTCCAAGTATTAGCAGTTAAAGTACCAGTTTCAAAAGGATAGATTTGTGAAGTGCCATCAGCGGTTTTTAAATAAGCATAAAAATTTTGTGCAACACTTGATTTTACCCAAAAAGACAATGTAATATAACTTGAACTAGAAGTATAATTCCAACCACTTGTAGCCATATCTTGAGCTTCAATTTTGTGACTTATATAAAGTTGATCTCCTGCCTGTCCACCACTTCCTTGGTTTCCGTTAGTAATTTTAAATGATTTTCTAAAACCTTCTGTATATGGAGTTGTGCCTGCTGCTATGTCAGCTTGTGCTGTTTCTGGGTAATCATCTGTTCCTGCTTGATACATTGCAAACCTATCAACAGTTGAAAATCCATTAGCCCCAGACCCTGATGCTGTTAAACCTCTTTGGGCTATGTTCATTGCTCCGTTAATTACTATGTTGTGTGCTTTAGGTTTAGGAAATCCAGTAGCTGTACCGTTAAGAGTAGCATTACCACTTAAAGTAATATTACCGGGAACTGTTATATTACCAGACCCGTCTAAAGTTAGTGCATCACTTGACGCACTGTTTGATCGTACTTGATCGACTAATATTCTGCTCATATTATGTCTCCGCTATTTTTTTAAATGTAAAACAACTATAATTAACATCAGTATGTCCTCTCATATTAACATTAGTATCGGCTGCGTCAGGTGAAAAATAAAACTTTATTTTATCATTACTTGTATCTGTAATATCTATAACATAGTTAAACTGTGATGTTGCCCAAGTGTTTGAGCTACTATTATACTGCTGATCATAAGCGTGTATTGAGTCATTCCAGTTACTTCCATTATCAGTTGTTGTATACATATAAAAACGTAATTCTCTGTTGCTATTACTGTTAATGTATGAAACTACTTGAGCATAAATCTCATAAATACCAGTAGAAGGAAATGTCCAAATACCAGAGGAAACTGTCATTCCGGGATTTATTAACGCATTTCTAGCATTATCAACTCTTTCTAAATTATTTTGAATTGGCTCTTGATCGCCTGCTGTATTAGAAGTTACTCTCCATTGATCTAGCATTGTAACTCCTGAGTATAAAGTAACCCAACTTAAATTACCAGAACCATCTGTCATTAATACTTGCCCACTACTACCATCTGATGTAGGTAGTTTAAACTGCACGTCACTTGCTGATGGTGCAGAGGTTGGTGGATGCAGAGATACTGCATTACCACCAGAATGTTTTAATTTTATTGAACTCATGCTCCTACCTCCGTTAACATCATTACAACTGGTTCTGAATTACTACTTGATGGTACTTCTATAGTATTAGCACTATTACTACTTCTGGCATACAGTTTGTAAACTATTGCATTACCAAGTGAGTAACTAGGAGAATCAAGATAATGTATATGGGTTGGGGCTTGCATACGACTGCTATCTGCTCTAATTTGACCAAAGAATCCAGCATTATTGTTTGCTCCAATAGTTTCATTTGAGCCTACTGGTGCAATACCTGTGAATGTTCCTCCATTAATACTTCTGTATATATCTACATATGCACGATGATTAGTTCCATTTGTGTTGATAGTCAAAGTAAAGTTTACGAGAATTTTACTGTTAGCTACTGTTGGTGTGATAGTTATAGAGTGGGCACTTGCAACATATGTAGTAGAAGTAGTATCAAGTCTAGTATGTGAAGTAGCTTGAACTATTTGTTTTATTTTGCCACCAGAAATTGTAGATTTAGCTGGTGTAACTGCGTTTGCAGCTATCATATCGGTATCTACTATACCGTCTGGTAAACCACCAACAGAAATACCTGTGATAGTACCATTACCATTAATTTGTATTGCCATATTAAACTATTGTATATGTACTACCCGAAGGTATTGTTAATGTAACGCCATTTGCTATAGTGATCGGACCAGCACTTAAAGCGTTCTTGTTTGTGGTTATTGTGTAATTGTTAGATATAGTTTGTGAATTTTCATAAATACATCCATCAGCTACTGCTGAAGCTACACCTGTAAGATTACTACCGTCACCTGTGTAAGATGTTGCAGCTACTGTACCTGTTACAGTAATACCAGTTGCACTTGTTTCTAATTTTTTACTTCCAGCTTCGTAGAGTTCAACTGAGCCATTTTTTATTGCTTTAATAGCATCATCGCCATTGTCTACATAAACTTCAAAGTCGGTATCTGTATATATTTTAACATCATGACCACTAGAATTGTTGTCTATTAGTATGTCGCCTGTGCCATTAGTTATTTGAAACTGGCTACTTTGATATCTAATATCTCCTTTGTTACTTCCTCCAAATTTAACAGCTTTGGCATCGCCTAGAGAAATATCAAAACCATTTCCATCTAAGTCACCGCCTAGTTGTGGTGATGTGTCACCGACTAGATCTGAGGTAAAAGTGTTTTGAGTTGCTGCTGTAATTCTACCTTGAGCATCTACTGTAAAGATTGGAATAGCAGTTGATGACCCATATTGACCAGCAGTTACAGTTGTGTTAGCAAGCTTTGTAGCATCAACTGCGTCGTCCGCAATCTTTGCTGTTGTTACTGCACCAGATGCAATAGTTCCTGTTGTAACTGTGTTTGCACTAGGAGTATTTAGGTTTACTGTTGACCCGATTGTAATGATAAAGAAATCAGAACCACTAGCAGGAGCGGCAGCAAATATAATGTCCCCACCGTCAATAGCAAAGCCTTCGCTTGGTTGACTGGTTCCACTGTTAGGTTTCTGAATGACTCCATTGATGCTAACAAGGTGTTGTTCAGCAACTGTTCCTGCGTTGCTAAGTGTAAATCTGTAAGCTGAACCATTAAATGTTGCACTGCCTCCACCAGTTGCTGATGAACTAGATATTGTGTTTATAAAAAATTGTCCGACTGACTGTGTTTCTTCAAACGAAGAAGTTGAGCTATTATATACAAGTAATTTATTTGAGCCAGTATTAAAGAATAAATCACCAGCATCATTATTAGTTGTAGGGTTTGTAGAACCAACTCTGTATCTTTCGGAAAAATCATTTATTTGTCCACTAAGACCAACAAGATCACTTTCTGCAAGTGTAGCTTTATGGTAGTTATATATCTGACCAGAACCAGTTGACGTTACAATAAAACGTACACCTGTAGCTACAGTAGAGCTATGAAAGTTAGAAGGTATGTTGTTTATTGTAACAGTAGAGCCACCTACAGTTCTACCTGTTGTACTTGTACCACTGTTATTTACAACTAAACCAGCTGCGTCTGATATACTAACAGTAGCACCTGATTGCGGTTGTGTATTAGGAAATGATACTTCGTTAGCTATAGCTGTAAAGCCACCAAATGTAGACAGCTGTCCAGCTACATAATCAACGATAGCACCAGAAGTTGGTAATTTAGTATCGTCGTCTGTAACTGTAGTTTGTTTTAAATCATTAGCTAATTTTGCAAGTGTTACGTTGCTATCAGCTATTTTATCAGTTGTTACGTTAGCATCTGTAATTTTAGATGATGTAACAGCGTTAGATGCAAGTGCTGTTGAATCTATAGATGTAGGAGCATAGTGCTCGGTATCTAATGAGTCAGCAGCTATGTGTTCTGAGTCAACTGCATCGTCTGCAATCTTAGTACCATCAACAGCGTCAGCTCCTAGTTTTGCTGTTGTGATTGCACCGTTTGCTATATCAGCTGTACCAACAGAAAGATCTGTAATATTTGTACCTACTACACTTATATCTGTAGGTAATGTACCTCCAGCTAACTTTGCCATTGTCACAGCATTGTCAGCTATTTTATCTGTTGTAACTGAATTAGAAGCTAATTTAGCTTCTGTTATATTAGCATCTTTTATTTTAACTGTAGTTACAGTGCTAGTTTGAAGATCATTAGTTTTTATAGTTTGCTCTTGTTCTTGTGCAGAATATAAAGCTTGATCTACTATATTATTTAAGTCACTAGCTCTAATAGAGGAACCAGCAGCAAATACAGCTTTAGGTGAGTCTACATTTGTTAATCTATAAATATGAATTTCTACGTCTGCTCCGGGAGCCGAGTTAAAAACAACGTTTGTACCAGAAATGGAGTAGTCGTTGTTAGTACCACTTGTGTTTTCAGTTTTTAATACATTGTCTAATTCTACTTTGAGATCAGAGTTCTGCAATATTGGGAATGAGTACGCGTAAGTGGTGGTGGAACCATTACCCGTATAAAAATGTTCAGTTGTTGCCATTTGTTTTTACAAACGATTTGCTCGATCTTGAAGTCTTAAAATTTCTTCTACGTCTCCAAGTTGGGTGGCTTCTTTTATTTTTGCATTATAGTATTGTTTTTGTTCAACATTACTACGATCTGAGATTCGACCAATAGCAAACGATTGTGCGTCTGACAATGCTTCACGTAGTCGTTGATGCAATAATATAAATTGTTTTCTATCTATTTCTGCACCAGTTTCAGCAGCTTTTTTATATGCAGCTCTAAATCTTTTACCGTCAGCAGAGTTCATAATTTTAGTAATGGCTTTTTTAAAGATTTTATCTTCACCCATTAATCTAGTAACTTCTGATCTTTGTGCTGAGGTTAGTTCGACACCGTTACCATCAGTATTTAACTGTGGTCTACCATCAAACTCTACATCTATAAGAAACTGTTTTTCTGGAGACATACCTTCTCGTACCTTAAATACAGGTGCGTAGGCGTTCCATGCTCTTGTCCAGAAACTGTCTGGTTCTCTAACTTTACCACCATCTACCCAGTCATATGCAGCAGGAAGTTGTCCTTTTGAACCGGGGTTTCTGTTAGCTAAAAGTTGTGTAAATTCATTTTCTACTTCTTTGATTCCGGGACTCATTAATCTAGATAGTTCATTTCTAAGTCCACTACCGGGTACTAAACTACTACCAAAACTTGCAGTCCAACGAGCTGTTGCACTTGGGTTACCTTGTAGTACGTCGTACAATGGTTCTATACCAGCTAAGAATGTTTTGTTTGTTAAGTTAGCTGCTATCACATACATCATCTTTGACATAGAAACATCCATACCGTTAGTATCTAAAGTACCATCAGACCCGGGTGTGTCAAAGTTATCCATAATGTCAGCAGTAACTGCAATCCAATCACTTATAGCTCCTAATCCTTCATAGCTATACCATTTACCATCCCAACCTTTGTAACTTCTAGGTTGCCAACCAAGTTGGTTTCTAGTACGTTGTCTAGTCTTATCGTAAATACCATTACCATGTAATCTATCAGAGGTAAACATAAATGCTGCACCTGATACGGCAAATGCACCTATAGCTTTTCTACCTTTTAATTCTGCACGTATTGTTTCATACGCCATTTCTAGCTTGTCATCAGCTAAACCAGTAATACCTCTTTGCTCTAGTAAGTTTCTAACATTGCTTATTGATTGATTAGCAAATGGTTCTCCATACTCATTAAATTGTTTAACAAACAAACCTAGTGGGTTATGTGAACCAGTAAATTTAATCATGTTTGTTGCAGTACGAGGAAACATGAAGAAAGGTCTAAGTAATGGAAAACGTTTAATAATAGAGTTAAAACTATCAACAGCAGGACTGTCTAAGTTCATAGCTATTTCTTTAGACGCAAACTCTACACCTTTATCTGTAATCATTCCTGTATCATCAAACAATTCTCTGTAATACTTTTTATTTAATCTTTCAATACCTTTAGCTGTTAGTTTTTTCTTACCAGTTCTTTTTATCATATCGTCATATACTTTACCTCTAGTTTCTACAGCTCCAATAAACGCTCTAGTAAATCCGTCAAACGCTGTCATAGAGTTAGCACTAAAACGTAACCATGGATGATTAGCTATATCATTCATAGCTTCTATCCTGTCAACAATTCCTGAAGGACCAAAGTTACCTGATTTTTCTTGTGCTTCTGCAAATGCTCTAAGAGATTTTATCTGACCTTCGTTCTTAATTGCAATATCTTCTCTCATTACATAACCTACAGAGTTAGGGTCTGTCCATGCTTTACGAAACACAAGTCTCATGTGATCGAAAGATTTTTGCATAGTATCACCTATACCTCCAAAGTACATGTAACTAGCTCTTCTCATAATATCCATATCTCTCTGCGCTATAGCTCCAGCTAATGTAGCAATAGGTCTTTCTATCATTAAAGCTATGTTAGACGCAGCAGCTTTTAGTGGTGTACCAATAGCTGACAAAGTAGAGTTGTATATATTAGACCAAACACCTTGCATAAACATTGACTCATATTCTGGGTCTAAATCAATAAATGCTTTACGCATTATACCAGTAGAGTTTTTAAAATATCTATTTAGTTCAGCTATGTTGTTAACTTTACCGTCAGTAAACTCATAAGCTAACATTAATGGTTTTAACATTTCTGGTCGCTCTGCATTTATTTGACGTATGGTGTCTATAGTTTCAGCAGATTCTTTTGTTATATTTTTTAAATTATCTAATGTTTCTTTGTTTGCACCTTCCATGAAAGCTAGTGCATTTTCCATAACCTTTTTCTTACCACCATGATTTCTAAAGTCTAACTTCTTCATGCGGTTCCAAAGGTTTATCATATTAAGTGCCCTACCTCTTGCGTAAGATGTTTGACCTTTTATATTCATTAGATATTGTAAACGATCTAAGACTTGTTCTTGTGCCTGTTGTACAGCAGCAGTACCATTCATTAATCTAGCACCTTCTGCCATATCTTTCACTTGGTCAGCCATAGACTTACCAACATAGGCTTGAGCACGAGCTAAGTCCATATTCATGTAGTCATCAAAGTATTTTTTGATAGCATTAAATACACCAACATAACCCTCAGAGTTTAATACTCTAGTACCTGAGTCTACGTCTACACCAGAGAAGTTGTCTATAACACGCTTCATCTCGTCTACATCCATATCATACAAAGCTGCTGCTAAGTCTTCACCATTTTTAACTACTTCTGCATGTGTTATTTTTGGACCATTAGGTGAGTGCCATTCTATATCTAATTGTAAATCTTTAGATAATTCTTTCATAGTTCCTAATCCAGCATCATCAAGGTTAAGACCTTCTTTTAATGCAGAGTCAGAAAACACACTACCTACGCTACCATGTACACTGTCAATATTTTTATTAATACGTACAACGTCGACTGATGCAGCTACGATACCTCCGGGGTCGGTTGTTCTAAAACCTACTTCGTAGTCATCATATATATCATGTACACCTTTTATTGGTTGATCTAAATTAATATTACCGTCTGCATCTGTAGCTAAAGATAAATTACGTTTACCTATTTCATTAAACTCTTGTACACGTTTAGCGTTGTTTACAGTTATTTCTTCACCACCATCTTTTGCACCTTTACCCCAAGTGTTTTTTACAAACTCTTTTGCTTTTTCATTTTTAGGTACCCATTTAGTTGCATCATCTACACCTTTCATAGCTCTAGCTATTTTAGTAGCTCCTAACATAAAATCACCAAAGAAACTAAGACCTATGCCTTCGTTTCTATTTTTCATTCTTTTAGTATCAGGACTATCGGTATCGAGTGTAGCAATGTCGTCTGGTATCCA